CACGCACGGCGCCCGCTGACGACGAGGTCCGGCCCCGTGACGCACTCTCGAAGCCACGCATTGGGCGCCTCATGGCGTTGCTGCACGAGGCCGTCGAGCACGGCGGCGTCCCCGACGACGCGCACGAGGAAGTGTTCAATCGCGCGCTCGACTGGCTCGGGAGCTGGGTCGCGACGACGCAGGGGCGCAGCAAGGTCACCCACTGCAGCTACAAGGCGTACGACGAGCTCTGCGCGCAGATCCCCGTGGCCGTCGAGGCCGCGCTCTCGGGCGAGCGCCGCCCCGCACCGCGCCTCGTGCGCCGCGCCTACTCGCCGCCCCGGCGGCGGAGCGAATAATGGAACGCTCCGACGTGCCGACCGTACCGTGCGGGCGTTGCGGCGAGCCTACGCCGATGCGCGGGACCAAGCGGTGCGATTCGTGTTGGGAGCTTGAGGCGCGCATTAGACGGGCGCCCGACCTTGCGCGCCAGATTCTCGCCGAGCTCGAAAAGTAAGGCGCGTGGCGACGCTCTCCACCGACGCGCCGGCCGCGGTCCTGTCGTTCGACGCGGCGACGCACGAATACCGCGTCAACGGCGCCCTCGTGCCGAGCGTGACGCAGCTCCTCGACGATGCCGGCATGACGCCGGACTACTCGCTCGTGCCGCAACCCGTCCTGCAGCACGCGCGCGAGCGCGGCATCCACGTCGACTTGTGTTGCGACCTGCTCGATGCCGACGACCTCGACTGGCGGAGCGTCCACCCGGAAGCCCTGCCCTACGTCGAAGCCTGGATGGCGTTCCGCGAGCACGAGGGCTTTACGCCGGTCGCCTCGCAAGTGCCGCTGTATCACCCGACCTACGAGTACTGCGGCACGACCGACGTCGTCGGCACGCTCCCGGGCACGCGGCCGGCGGTCGTCGAGCGGAAGACGACCGCCAAGATGTCGCCGACGTACGCGCTCCAGACCGCCGGCTACGGGATCGACGGCTTGTGGTACGCGCCCCCGGGCGGTGGCGTGCTCGCGCCCGTGCCGTGGGCGCGCCCCGTGCGCCTCGGCGTCCAGCTCCGCCGCGACGGCTCGTATCTGCTCGTGCCGTATGACGACCCCGAGGACCTCGCCGCGTTCCTCGGCGTCGTCGCGCTCGGGCGGTGGCGCGGCGCGCGGCGCGCCTTGCACCCCACCCGGCGGCCGCGGTAGCGTTACAGCATGGCGACCAAGGGACGCGGATCGAATGGCGCGCCCCGCGACCTGCTCGCGCGGCGCCTCCTCGGCTTGGAACGCGCGCAGGCGGTAACCAACCAGCGGCTCGGGCACCTTGAGGCGCTCGTGGACGTGAGCAACGAGCGCTTGGCGGGCGTCGAGCGGCTGTCGGAGGCCATCGTCGAGGAGTTGCGCGGCTTGCGCCGCGACTTGGGCGACGTGGCCGATCTCCGCCGCCGGGTCGAGGCGCTCGAGGGGCGGGCGTAGGGATGACCCTAAGCGACGCGGATAGGCAACGCCTCGCGACCGAGAGAAATCGCCGTAGCCCTCCATGGAATCGCGCCGTGACGGCGTACGAGTTTTGCTTGCCGGACGGGTACGACGTGGCGTGGTTCTGGAGCCAGGTGGCGCAGGCGGCGTGGACGCAGCGGGCGTGTGAGCGGGTCTGGCGGGAGGATGCCGCCGGCATGCCCTAGGGCTCGTCGGCCGCAGCGCGGAGCCGCTCGAGCGCGTCGACCTCGAGCGCGGCGAGGACCTCGACCGGGAGCGCGTCGGTCACCTCGAGCGCGCCGAGGCGCACGCAGAGGGCGATATCATCCGGCTCGGGCGGCGTGGCGCGCGTCGCCGCGGCGCCCCGGGCGGCGTCGAGGATCTCGATCGTCACCGCGAGCTCGACCTCGGTCGTGTAGGTCACGCCGGCGGCGGGGCTTGCACGACGCCGAGCGCGGTGAGCACGCGCTCGACAAAGGCCGCCGAGCCGACGATCTCGACGTCGGTCCCGTCGGGGCGTTTCACATGCACCGTACAGGGCGTGGCATCGGGCGGGGCGGGCTCGTGACGGGCGGCCATGGCGGATTCCTCCCGCCGGCGCCGTGTAGCATGAAGCGGGCGGGGCCGGAAAGCCTAGTGTCCGAGCCGCACGCGGAAGCGCCGCACGATTTCATGGTGCGCGGCGAGCGCCTCCTCCTCGGTCGTGTACCGGAGTCGCTTGGTCGTCTCGTCGGGCGCCCCGTAAATCTCGGGAAAGTCCAGCGCACCGTGCCACTCCGACGCGGGCGCCGCGGCAAAGCGCATCGTCTCGAAAATGAGCGGGGGCCCGTCGCCGTGCGCGTGATCGAGCCCGAGCCACACGGTTGAGAGCAACGAGCCATCCGGCAGCTCGTCACGGGCGACGTGTTGATAATCGCGGTCGTGCTCGAGCAGCCGCGCGCATACGAGCGTGGGCGGCACGTCGCCGTCTCCCGGGAGCGGGAAGCCGTGCCGGTCGTAATACATGGGGCGACTCGTAAACCCCGCGACGACCGGATGCGCCCGCCACCGCGAGGCGTGCAAGTCGCAAAACGCAAAGAGCGCGGCAATCTCAATCGCCGACATACCGCGCTTGCTCGAGGTCGCGCACGAGACGGGCGAGGTACTCCGCGAGCGGCGCCCGCGTGGCCTGGCTCGGGCGGCGGTCGTCCAAGCGGTGGAGGTACGCTTGCAAGTGGCGCACGGCAAAGTCGAGATGCTCCGCGAGCGCGCGTTGCTCCTCGTACCACTCGCCGGGGTTGCTCGCCATTAGCCGAGTTGGTCGCGGACGAGGTCCGCAAAAAACCCCGGGGCCGCCGAGCTCACCGCGGTTAAGCGGCCGCCGCCCTCGATCGTGGGCCGCAGTGCGGTCCAGGTTTCCATCGCGTGATCCCAGAACGCGACCTCGTCGGCGAGCACGCTGGTGAACGTGTGCTGGCGCGCTTGCTCCTCGCCCTCGCCGAGGGCGACGATTTCCGAGCCATTCGGAAACCGCAGGAAGCCGATGGAGTATTCCGTCTCGCACGGCGGAAACGTCGGTGGCAGGTGGTCGTGAATGAACTTCGCCCGCCGCACGAGCTCCGCCGAGCCTTCCGTCTCCGTCTTGCCGAGCTTCCGCGCCATGAACGCCACTTTCGTATTGCCCGCGAAGCGCGCGAGCCAGTAGTTGACCGCCACGAAGAGCCACGTCACGACCATGCGGCGGCTCTTGGGGATGGCGAGCAAGGGATGCTCCTGCCACCGGCGCACGAGCAGCTCGGCATAGTCGTGGTTGGGGTACCGCCGCACGCGGCCCGTGACTTCGTCGCGCGTCCAGACGCAATCCCGCACGAACGCCCACGGGTCACCCGCCTGCCCGTACGTCGCGAGCATCTTCCGCTGCTCGAGGAGCAAGCGCGCCGCCGCGCGCATGGCGAGCGGATGGTCGGGGCCGAGGACGCGGCCCGCGCCGGGGCCGGGCTCAGGCATCGGGGGGCTCGTCGCGGACCCGTCGCCCGAGGCGTTGCCCGCATAAGAGCGTGCAGGCGTCGCTACAGAACCAAAGCGCGGTGCGTTGGTCGGTCGGGTGCAGGTGATTCCATAGCGCGAGCCCGATGACGCTATCCACGCGGCGGAGTGCGGGCACCGTCCCGCATTCGTCGCACGGGGGCGCCTCGACGGGCCGGCCCGTGAGGGCGTCGACGGCAGCTTGCGCCCGCTGGCCGCGGCGCACGAACCGCGCGAGGTCGTCGCTCACGGCTCGGAGCCCGCCGGCCCGGGCAACAGCCCCGCCCCCGCAAAGCGCTCGGGCCACTCGCCCCGCGCCGAGAACGCCTCCAACTCCTGGTCCGACAACTGCTCCAAGACGTGCAGGTGGAGATGCGCCGTGCGCGCGATCTTGTCCCCGCTCGTCGTCAACACCAAGTCGGCCGCCCGAATGGCGTCGGCGTCCCGCTTCGCCCGCCCCACCCGCTGGCCAGTGGCCTTGTCCTTCCGCGCCCCCGCCAGCTCGGCGACGTGCTCCATGACGGCCGGGGCGGCGGCTTTGGCTTGGGCAGCAACCCCGTACTCGCCCCGCAGCACCCGCTCGACCTGCGCCTCCCGCACCAGCGCGACCAGGCGCACGACCGCGGGATGCCGCAGCGCCTTCACCGCCGCCTCGCGCGTCGTGTAGCCGATCGCCCGCGCGATGGCCTCGGCGTTGTACCCGCCGAGGTACAGCATGGCGACCGACCACAGGCGGGCGGGGGCCGACCGCCGCAACTCGTCGAGCGACATGCTCGCGCACGCCTCGAGCCACGCCTGCGCCGCCGCCTTGCGCTCGGCATGCGTCCGCTTGGCCGCCGCTTGCATGGCCGCGATGCGCTCGACGAGGACCTCGGGCGGCGCCCCGATGTTGGCCTTCGTGCCCACGCCCGTGCGCGGTGTGCTCACGCCCCGGCCCGATAGCATACCCGGCCGTCGGACCCTAGCACCTGCGGCCCCGGCCGGGCGGCGCTCCTCCGGGGTCGCCCCACGCGCCGCCCCGGGGTCGTCCGTCCCGCCCCCGGTGCCCCGGCTCGGGTGGCTCGCGCTTGCGCGCTCCCGGCGGGCCCGGCAGGGCCCAGCCAGCCAGCAGCCTAGCTAGCTGGGCCCTCCAGCTAGCTAGCTGGCCCTCCCCTGGGCTGGGCTGACAGTGGGGGTGTTGCCGGGGGGTCCCCAGGGTGCGAGCGAGGCGGAGCCGAGCGGCTACCGCCTTCCGGCGGAGCGTCCCGCCTACGGATGGGGTAGCAAAGTGCCGATCTCGCATCCTATCACCGGGTGGGGAGGGGGAGAGGAGGGGAAGGCCAGGCTGGCGCGCGTCCGCGCGAGGGGACCCATCCCCCCCCAGCCCCCCCCTTCCCGGGGGAGGACGGGAGACCCCACCATCGCCTGACGGACCGGCCGCGTTAGCGACGGGGCGCTGCGGAGGATCGCCCAGGGGGTGGCGACGGTGGCGGGGGGCAGCGCGGAACCCCCCTGGTCTCGACGCGGGGGAATTCAGCGGGAATCCCGTGGCACGTCCCCGGCGACGCGCTGGCGGCCAGGCCGAGACGCCGAGTGTGCACGGGGGAACCACGCACGCCTGTCGGGCTTTCCGGTGCCCGAGCCGACCCTTGTTGCGCGCTGCTATGCGCCCGTGCGGTGGGGGTCGTCAAGGGGGTGCCGCCGCCAGCGCAGGACCGGGGGCTGGCCGCGGTTAGCGCGTTGATTGCCGCGGGCGATCCGCCGGAGCTCGGCGGGATCGCAGGACACGGGCGGCAGCGACGACGGGGGCACGACGCGGGCCGTCGGGGGGGCCGACGGGCCGGTGGCGCCGCGCTGGCCGTGCGCGATGGCGCGTCGCAGTCCCTGCCGCACGCCTGCGCCCTCTAGCATGCGGCGTGCCCGGGACCAAGGCCGCCCGGGTCAGACCAGCCCCGTGAGGAGCAGGACGAGGACGAGGGCGAGGAGCCCGGCGGCGCCCCATGGGGAGATGTGGAGCCCGAGCGCGGCGCCGCCGCCGCAGAGGAGGAGGACGAGGGCGAGGACGAGCAGCACGCGCATCGCGGGGCGGGGCGTGTAGCAAGCGGCGGGCCTCTTGACGAGCCGGGGGCTGGTCGCTACACGGCCCGCCCGCCATGACACCGCCCCCCGGGCCGGTCGCTCGGACTGCCGCCGCCCCCGGCGGCTCCCCCCCGGACGGCCGGCCCGCCCACCGCGGGGCGGCATGAATGGGCCCGCCGAGCGCGCCGGGGCCGCCGCAGATCGTCGTGCCGGGCTCGGGGTGGGTCGATGTCCTCTCGCGGGCCATCGTGCAGGTCGGCTTTCCCGTTGTCGTCGCGTGCGCGCTCCTCTGGTTCGTCCTCGTGCGCTTCCAGGCCACCGTCGAGCTCATTTCGGGGCGCATGGCGCACACGACGGCGGTCGCCGAGCAGTTGATCGACGTGCAAGCGCGCGAAATCGACGAATTGGAGAAGCAAACCGCCGAACTGCA